GCAGCGTCGATCTGGTCGAGGGCGGCTTGTCGATCCGAGTGCGGGCTACCCTCGACGTGATACCGGGCATAAACCAGGGCGTTCCGCATCTGGTCGACCGCCGAGACCAGAGGGCGCACGCGCTTAAGCCCCGCCGAGGTGCGACAGGTGGCGCACTGGCCGCAGCCGACGTGGTGCGGCGTCTCGCCGTGGATATCGCACGTCCCGATGTAGGTTTTTCGGCCGGCCCGCCGCGCTTCGGCCCTGGCGCCAGTGTTCGACGCGCCCTTGCGCTTCGCCCCGTCCACCGTGCAGCAGGTCAAGCATTGCCCACGGGTGACGTGGTGCACCGTCTCGCCGTGGATCTCGCAGGTGTCGAGGTAGCGGTCCCGCCCTTCCCGACGCGCCACCGCACGGGGACTGTCGGTCAGGGGGCGCCCCGCCGTCGCATCCGCGCGACGCCGCCCCTGTGCCGTAAAGCACTGGGCGCATTGCCCACGCCCGACGTGATGCGGCGTCTCGCCGTGGGTCACGCAGACGTCCGGGTATGTCGTCCGACCAGCGTGACGCGCTGCGGCCCGGGGCGACGCGGTGCGGGCCCGTGCGCACAACCGGCACTCTCCCGTGCGCGCATTAAAGGCTGTTACGCCGTGCGTATCGCAATAGTCGTCAAACGTCGCGAGACCGTTATTTACGGCAATAGCGCGTCGGATGGGGTCGAAAAAGGGCCGAGCGGCCATTTGTCCCGCGAAGTCCGGGAATTGTCCCAGTACCATGTCGTTGATTTCCTTGGGTTTCCCGCAGTCCCAATGACGCGGCACTTGCCCCACCCTAAGACCCTGAAAATGTATGTGTCAATATGCGTATAGCGTAATAGCGTAATAAATGACACGTCCCACTATATGTGCGTTACTAATACCCCTTACGTTAGGTTTGGGTAGTGATAGGGAGTTGCGGGACATAAGCCGCAAACCCTTATGGGACGGGCATTTGGGGCACCCGGTATGCTCGGGGAGTGATCGGGGAGTAGTGGGGCTGCGCCCTCGCCCCTTGCCGTGGCCTGACGGACGGCGTATCTCTGGCCGCATGTTGACTGCCAAACAGGAGAGGTTCTGCCAGCTCTACGCCGCTGACCGTAACGGCGTGGCGGCCTATCGTGGCGCGTACTCGGTGCGCTCCGATACGAAGGATGCGACCTGCGAGAACGGTGCGAGCAAGCTGCTGCGTGATCCCCGTATTGTTGCGAGGATTGACGCCCTGGCCGACGCTGCGGCCGTCGCGCCCGGCGGGGCCCTCTATGACGCCGCGTGGTGCCGCGAACGATGGGCCATGATCGCGCAGGCCGATCCGCGCGAACTGATCGGCCTGCGCGTCGGCTGCTGCCGGTATTGCTGGGGCGCCGGCCATTCGTACCATTGGCGCGAACGGGAGTACCTCGAGGCGCTCGACAAGGCCGAGCGGGCGGCGAAGCGTGACCCGGACCACCCGCTGCCTGACCCGAGCGGCGGCCTGGATTTCAACGCGACGCGGGATCCGAACCCGGACTGCCCGGAATGCCACGGCGAGGGGGTCGAGCGGGTCGTGCCGCGCGACACGTCCAAGCTATCCGCACAAGCCCTCTTGCTTTACGGGGGCGTCAAGGCTAAACGGGACGGCACGGAGATCATCATTGCCGACCGGACCAAGGCGCTCGAGAACGTGACGCGTATGGCCGGTGGCTACAAAGACAACGTACGGCTTGACGGGAGCATTTCGGGCATGTTGGCAGTTGCGAAGATCGAGACGACCGATCCGGTCGAGGCGTCCCGCATGTACCAAGAGCTGATGGCCAGCCCGGCGGTGCGGACTTGACCTGCCTCTGCGGCTCCCCGTCCTGCCCGCAAGGCGCCGAGCGCACGCCCCCGCGTGACCCCGAGACCGAGGCGGCTATCGAGCGCGTGCGGCTCTGGGCGCACTACCCGTACACGACGGGCGACCAGATCGCGGTGCGGTCCGAGGTCTCGACGTTCACGGCGGGCGACCTGCGGCTGATCCTGGCGGCGTTGCCATGAAGCGCACCGGCTGGGCCATCCTGACCGGTGTGCTGGTCGGCCTGTGCATCGGCGGGGCGGTGCTGCTATGGCTGTAGTCTGGACGCCCTCAAAGGTCGAACGGCTGCGCGAAATGGCCGCGAAGGGGCTATCCGCGGGGCAGATCGCTCGGCTGTTGCGCGAGGGCATGACCCGCAACGCCGTGGTGGGCAAATGCGCCCGGCTCGGTATTCGTCTTGGCGGCAATCAAGGCCCTTCGCAGAAACGCACCGAGACGCACCACGAGCAATGCGCTGCAGCGAGCCCGCCGCGCCGGTTCTCGTGGCAGGACGCGCGCCCATGACGTGCCCCCGGTGCGATCGCTTGGCGCGCGAGATGGCCGAGGTCAAAGACGAGCTTGACGCGTACCGGGCGAACGAGCGCGAGGCCACGGCCCCGCTATCGGAAACCTATGTCGCAGTGAAACGGCGGTTCGGCCTCGTCCCTGCCGGCGCGCGAATACTGGTCGAACTGCTGGATAACGCGGGCCGCGTGGTGCGGAACGCCCGTATCGACCGTCTGGCTGCCAAGGGAGACGACGTCACGTCCAATGTCGGCGGTGTCCAGCTTTGCCGCCTGCGCGCGGCCCTTCGCCCATACGGCCTCACCATCGAAACGATATGGGGGGAGGGCGTTTTGCTCGACGCGCAGAATGCCGCCCGCATACGGGACTTGACGGCGCCCGATAGACATGCCTAGTCTTGCGGCATCCCTCCCCGGGACCGACGCCCCGCCCACCGCGTGCCCTCCCGGTGCGGTGGGCGGGGCGTCAATCGCCGCCGAGTTCGCCAGGCGCGCCGAGGTGCTCGGCAAGATCCGCGCCGACAAGTCCGGCAAGCTGCTGGCCGCCCTGCGCACCTACTATCGCGACCATCCGGCGGACTTCATCAACGATTTCGGCGTCACGTACGACCCGCGCAACATCGAGCGGGGTCTGCCCGCCATCGTGCCGTTCAAGCTGTTCCCCAAGCAGCGCGAGGCCGTGGACTACATCATGCGCAAATGGCGGGCGCAGGATAACGGCCTGATCGAAAAGAGCCGCGAGGTCGGCATGTCGTGGGTCACGGTCGCCCTGGCCGCGACGCTCTGCCTGTTCCACGAGGGGATGGTCGTCGGCTTCGGGTCGCGCAAAGAAGAATACGTCGATGCGGGCGGGTCGCCCAAGTCGCTGTTCTGGAAGGCGCGCATGTTCCTGCGCTACCTGCCCGAAGAGTTCCGGGCCGGGTTTGACGAGACCAAGCACGCCCCGTTCAAGCGCATCACCATCCCCGGCACCGGCTCGACGATTGCCGGCGAGGCGGGCGACGGCATCGGCCGGGGCGACCGGGCCAGCATCTATTTCGTCGACGAGGCGGCCTTCCTCGAGCGCCCGCTGCTGGTCGACGCCTCGCTCTCGCAGACGACGAATTGCCGCATCGACGTGAGCTCGGCCAACGGACAGGGCAACCCGTTCGCCCAGAAACGCGCCAGCGGTGCGATCGAGGTTTTCACGCTGCACTGGCGCGATGACCCCCGCAAAGACGACGCGTGGTATGCCGAACAGGTGCGCAAGATCGACAACTCGGTGATCGTCGCGCAGGAGCTGGATATCAATTACGCGGCCTCGGCGACCGGCGTGCTTATCCCGGGAGAGTGGGTCAACGCCGCGGTCGATGCGCACGTCAAGGTGGGCATTGAGGTGACGGGCGAGCGTCGAGCCGCACTGGACGTTGCCGACGAGGGCGTGGACCACAACGCGCTGGCCACCCGCCACGGCATCCTGGTCGAGGACGTCACGGGCTGGTCGGGCGAGGGGTCCGACATATTCCGCACGGTGCTGCGCGCGTTCGACCTGTGCGACGAGGCGGGTGTCGACACGCTGGATTACGACGCGGACGGGCTAGGCGCCGGGGTGCGGGGCGACGCCCGCGTTGCTAACGAGAAGCGCGCGCACGCCATCAAGGTCGAGCCGTTCCGGGGATCCGGGGCGGTCTTCAAGCCCGACGACCCCATTCCGTCCGCCGTGCCGGTCAGTCGGGGCGACAAGAGCGAGCGCAGGGCCGAGCGGCGCAACAAAGACTATTTCCAGAACGCCAAGGCGCAAGCGTGGTGGTCGCTGCGGGTGCGGTTCCTGCGCACGTTCCGGGCCCTGCAGATGCTTGAGGCCGGCGAGGACTGGCGCACCGCATACGACCCGGACGACCTGATCTCGCTGTCGGGCCGCATGTCCGCGCTCGTCAAACTGACCATGGAGCTGTCGCAACCGACCGCCCAGCCCAACACGGCGGGCAAACAGGTCATCGACAAGGCCCCGGACGGCACGAAATCGCCGAACCTGGCCGACGCGGTCGTGATCGTATTTGCCCCGCGCCGCGCCAACTGGTTCGATTTGGTCGGCAAGGGTTGACCGACCCGTCAAGTGCGGCTAGAGAGGGTCACACGGGCCGCGCGGTGCGGCCGACAGGGAGACAGACATGACCGTGACCCTCGACCGCATCACCTGCCCGCTGCCCCCGACCTACCTGTTGCGCGACGTGACGGTGCGTATTGAGCGCACAAGCCGGGCCGGACGGTGGCATATCGTCGGTGTGGACGGCGTGAATAACGCATGGCCGCTCGCCTTTGAGGGCTTCACGGGGTCCGTCAAGTTCGCCACGCGCGCCGGGGCCGTCGAGTTCCTGGCCGGGTTCGGCGGTGCCGAGGGCGACAAGCTGATCGCGCGGGCGGTGCGCCCGTGACAGCCCGCGACTGGCGATACGACGTCGAGCCGCTCGCCGGCGGTCGGTGGCGTGCCTATGAGGCCCGGCCTGTCCGCAGCGGCGACGACGGGTGGGATGAACAACGCAGCGCATGGACAGGTCCGGCGCGCAACAGCGAAAAGGAAGCATGGAATGACGTGCCCAAGTCCTGAATACTGCGCCCTGAACGGCTGCAGCAACAACGGGTGCGCTCGCGCCCCCTATCGGGTCGCCCCGCCGCCCGTCTCGCACCTGCTGTTTGGCTTTGCGTGCCTGATGGCGTGGCCTCTCGGTATCGGGGCGGTACTGGTCGCGCTCTGGGTGATGACATGATGGCCCCCGACCAGATCCGCGCATTGCAGCGCGCCATGCTGACCGTGCCCGGCGTGACCCTCCCGCGCTTCGGCGCCGATGGGGAATGGGGGGCCGAGACGGCCGCCGCGTTCGCCCTGGTGATCGCCAAGGCGGGCGGTACGCCTGTCGGCTGGTCCGCGACCCCCACGTGGGAAGACGAGCGGCTGCTGGACGACCTGCGCCGTTTTGAGGGTTTGCGCCTCTCCCCCTATCTGGACACCGAGGGCGTGCCGACAATCGGTTACGGCCATACCGGGCCCGAGATCACGATGGCGCATCCCGGCATCACCGCCGCGCGTGCCGAGGAACTGCTACGGCTCGACGTCGCCAAGCACGACCGGCTGCTGTTCGCCGCCCTTCCGTGGGTTGAGCGCCTTGATCCGGCCCGGCGCATGGTGATGCGCAATCTGGCGTTCAATATGGGCGTCGGCTGGCCCCCCACCCGTGACCGCAAGGGTCGAGGTCTGCGTAGCTTCGTCAATACGCTCGCCGCCATACAGGCCGGCCAGTGGGACAAGGCTGCGGACGGCCTGCTGGCGAGCAAGTGGGCCAAACAGGTCGGGCCGACGCGCTCGGGCTATCTGGCGAGCATCATGCGTTCGGGGCGTCTGACATGACCGACCTGGCCCAGATGCTAACCGAGAGCGAGGACGCGCTGGGGGCGGCCCGCGAGACCATCACGATGCTGCGCGGGATCATCCACGAGGCGTGGGGCGAGATCACGGACAACCCGGATATCAAGCGGGGCGACGACTGCGAGATGCAGCAGGGCGTCCGCACCGCGTGCGACGCCGCCTATGCCCAAGGTGCGGAGGGGCTGACGGACGCAGCGGACGCCCTGCGCGACTACCTCGTCTCCCGTGGCCTTTCCGCCGCTCCGGTCGGCACGACGGGCGATGCGGGCCTTGACCGGCTGGTTGAGTTGTTGCTCTAAGCGCCCGCGTGTGGCAATCCTGACCGACACGCAGCAGGACGCCCCGCAATGAGCATCAATCCCGATCGGTACGTTGAGGTCAGCGCCAACGGAAGCCCCCCGGACACGCAGGCACAGGCCGACCTTGCCGCCGCCTCGCAGGCCGGGGCTATTGCGGGCGATATCGCCGGACGCGAGGCGGGTGCCGAGGCTGGCGCACAAGCGGGCACCGAGGTTGCGGCCAGTGCGGGCGCAGCGGCCGGGGCCACGGCTGGCGAGATTGCCGGTGCGGCTGCAGGTACGGCAAGCGGTGCGACGGCTGGCGCTGTTGCGGGAGCGAGTGCCGGGGCGACCGCGGGTGCGGCGGCGGGTGCGGCGGCGGCTGCGGGCAAGTTGGACCGAGACGGAGGTAACGCCACGGCCGGGCTGTTGGTCAACGTCGGCGCGCAAACACCGGATCTGACTGCACAAGCGGACGCTCAGGGAGCGGACCTGTTGCAGGTGTTCCGTCCGGGCGGCCCGGGCCCGCTCAAAAAAATGGGCGTCAGCACGCTCGCTCTGTTCATTGCTGCCGACCTCGGCGATAAAGGCGTTATCCCTGAGTTTCAGCTCAAAGCGGACGCCGAAGCCGCGACGATCCAGGCGGCCACAAAAACGATACGCACTTTTGGCCACACGGTGCCCGGCAAAGGCGGGGCTACTTATGTTCGGGCTTCAAAGGCGGACATTGACGCGGGCGGATACCCGACGCAGGCATTCTTTCGTTCGCAAGATCGGTTTATGCCGGACGGCACCACGGATGCGACCAACGGGGGCTATTGGCTGCTAAGTGTACCGGGCGTCGACGTGATGATGCTTGGCGCCATGGGGGACGGAAACCCGGACGGCCCGGCTATTCAAGCGGCGTCCGATTTCGCCGGACTTAACGGCTTGCTCTTGTTCCCGAAGACAGTCACGAACGTGTGGGCCACCGAGCAAGAGCTTTTTTATGACGGCGGCCAAGTGTGGCTGGGCGCGGGCGGTACGAATGTTTTGGCCGCCGGAACCCGCATCAAACTCACCGCTGCGGCCAACGGGGTCTTGTCTCCGCGAACCGGGTTCTCGTCGGTCACATACGGCCCGCGTTTTGAAAACATCCTGTTCGACGCGCAGGGCTTTGGAGACTGGGCGCTTTCGCTGGCGAATACCAGCTACGCCAAGGTGGATCAGTGCGGCGGCATCACGTCGAAGGCTGGCGCGGCGACGTTTCTGCTGGACAGCAATGTCGGCGGCCAGTGCTACTTCAATGAGATCAGTCAGCCCCGGCTCTTTGCCGTTGGCGTGGGTGCGGTGTGTATCAGGGCCACACGCGGTGCGAACGGAAATCAGGTCTACGGCGGTAAGGTCACGGGGGTTCGCGGTGTCGAGTGTCTGTCCCTGTCAGCGGATAACCTCTTTGAGGCGGTTGATTTCGAGGAGCTGACTGACCGCTGCGTTTATCTCGATGCGCCCAGCAACAAGATTATCGCCTGTCGGTTTGAGACCAGCCCGATCGGCATTGATATTACGGCGCTAGGCGGAAATACCTCAATCTTGGCCCCATCGTTCACCACGTCGGTCACGACGCAGGTGCAGGACGCTTCTAAGTTGGGGGCCAGTCTCTATTCGTCAAACGTGGGTGGAGCCGAAAGAGGGACGCTTAAGGTTGGCGCTCTGAACGTTGTTGCTAACTATCTCAGCGGATCGTCTCACATCAACGTTGACCCCTCGCTGGCTACCGGGGCGGGCACCAGCGAGGTTAGGTGGTGGCTGAACACCAATACGACCGGCATCTTGCGGATGGTCGGATATCGTGGCAACGGCACTTCGGCAATCGGCTGGATATTGAACGCCAACGGCGAAGTGACGCACGGCGATATTGTCCAACAAGCCGGTGTCGGGTCTAGCTTCTACCGAACGCTGGGGCGGCGGTCGGCAATACCGAGCGGCGCCTTGGCCGAGGACGGCGCGTTTTTCTTTGCCAACACGCCCGCGCTGGGCGGGGCGTTGGGTTGGTCAAAGGTCGCGGGGTCATATGTGCCCGCCGTGGTCTTGCCTGGCACGACGACGCTAGGGGACGCCGCCGCTACGCTGACGGCGGGCGTATCGAACCTTACGCAAATGTGGAATACGCCCCTTACGGCAGATCGTGCCGTAACACTGTCTACGACGGGCGTGTGGGCAGGCGCTCGTTTTCGCATTGTGCGGACGGCAGCGGCAACGGGCGCGTTTAATCTCAACGTCGGCACAGGGCCCTTAGCTGCGCTGCGCCCGGGCCAATACTGCGACGTCGAGTATAGCGGGTCCGCGTGGGTTCTCGTCGGGCTCGGCTTTTTGGCCCCTGACGGGGGCTGGACCGCAGCGAC